GCAAAACCATCACGATCTGAAATTCGTAAAGCAAATTTTCCTGAAGAATATCGTCCCATTAATAAGTTCCTCCTGTAATACCAATGAAAGGAACAAAATGAGAGCTTACATTTTCTCTATTTGTGTCAGCAGCTCTTTGAAACTCTTCTTCATATACTTGTTTTAAAATACCAATTCTATCAGGCGCATATTTCATAGAAATATAATAAGCTAAACCTGCTGTCAAACACGGTAAAAAAGAAAAAGGTATTTCATTATTATTAGAGTAATCACCAGAATCTTTCATTCTAAGCATTGCATAATAAACTACTGTATAAGCAGCATCGGCTGCTGGATATAAAAATAATTTAGGATTAATTGTTTTTTCAAAATAAAATTGAGTAGGTCTGCCACCAGAAGTTTTAACGGTATAATTTAAATATGTTGATCTACTGATAGGTGAACAAGAATACTCATTATTATTAGAATCTCTAATAACTAGATCTGTTATTTCTACAATTTGAGAAGCATCACTTGCTGTTGCGCCATACAAAGCAGTTCCACTTAATTCAATGGTGTTAGCAGCAAGAGCTGCTGTTTGTTTTTGTATTGTCCAAAGATTAAGTCCTCTATTAGACCATTCAGCTAAAAGAAGATTTAAAGAACGACGTGCGGTTTTAAGTTGGTACCCAGTACGATCTTGTAAACCGCATCGTTCAAAAGCTTCTTCAACTATTTCATCTATAGAAAAATCAAAGTTTGCTGTGCTAGCATAGGTTGGCATTATCTATTGATCTTGCCTTTTTTACGAGCCTTACTTCCAAATTTACCATAAGATTCATTTGCACTTGCTTTTAATTGTTTTTTTGTTCTTTTCTTTTTAACACGCATTGCAATTGATTCATCTTTACGATCTTTATAACCTTGTTCTTTTTTACCAACACGACCACCTTTTTTCATTCCTGAAGGTCCACGATCCATTAGCATTGTAGGTGTACGTTTAGATTTTTCACCAGCACCATAGCCTCTAGAATACATCATTTCACCTGTTCTTCCACTGCCACCAGCACGTTTCTTAACTGTTCCGCCATTCATCATTCCCATAGCCATTCTTTTATGTTGATTAATAGCGTCACCACCTTTAGCCATTTTTTTAACTGGTCCGCCACCTCTTTTTTTAACAACTTTACCGCCACGTTTCATGGCTGTTTTCTTTTTACCCATCATGATAGACCTCCATTGATCTTTTTGTATTTATTATCACGTGATACTACGACGTCTCGATAGTATTCGTCAGGCCATAGTTTATAATAACCTTGTTTGTGCAATTTATCAGAAGCTTGCTGTAATTGCGAGAACTTTTGTACTAGCATCATAGAATATTTATGCTCTGGATAAGAATCACTTGTATCTGGCTCATCAGTAGGAAATACTAAAAATTCTTGCTCATCTACAGTAGCTGGATTAGATGGGTGAAAACTCATAAAATATATGTCTTTTATATTATACCATTCATTGTAATCTTCTGTAGCTAGATGCAGTTCGTCAGGAGAATAGCTGTAATAAGGATCACAAAATATTAATATTTCTTTTTTAGTAAAATCTAAATTTTTAATACAATCATTTAATTCTTTCTTATAAGTACTGTGTTTAGTTTTGACAGCAATCCAAACTTTATCATCAGCCCATGCTTTTTTAGCAAAGGGACAAGCAGGAGCACCTCCTAAATGTACATTAGATACTTCTAAAAAATTCTTAGACCAAAGTCTAACGTCTTCTATTATCTGTTGCCTTGTCGGTTGTATTTTTTCCAATTCAATCTCTTATGTTTATTTTTTGGTTTTGAACGAGATGAATTACCGATGCTCGTTCTTTTTTTAATTGGTGTAAAGTATTCGTTGGTTGGAAGTTTTGCAGCCATTACTTCATTTGAGATAAAGGATTAGCAAGAGTAAGTTTAATTTGTTTATCAATACTCTCTTGTAACTCTTTCATCTTTTCTTCTAAATCAGATTTTAATTTTGACATATCTTCTTCAATTGTATCTACAGTAATTTTTAAATCTTTTGAATTATCTCTAGCATCTTCTTTCACTTGTTGTTCTACATCATTAACAATTTTCTCTACTCTTCTTACATCTTGCCGAAGGTCGTTTTTCAATTCGTTTGCCACATCACTCACTAAGCGAATTTCCGACATCATCATTTCCATCTCTTGCATTATCATTTCAACTTCTGTTTGTATAAGCTCTGTTTTACTTTTCATTTCTTCTTTAGTTAAAGCAATAGTCTTATCAAACTCTGAAAGGTCAGGAGCTACATAGTTTTGTATCTGTTCTTTCATATTGAGGTAATCTTTGTAGAATTCAAATCCGCCCCACAGTCCACCACCAAGTGTAGTCAATGCCGTAAGAACTACGAATATTTTTCCGCCCTTAAATTTTAAACCCGCAAATTCCATTTCTGCCATGGCTATTCCAAAATTTGTTGCCATTGTTGCATTATCATCTCATCCATTAATCCATCACTTCCTGCAAACAAAAAATATTGAGCTATGTTGTTAGTTGTTAACTCAGCATCAGGTATTACGTTATCTGTAAAAAATCCTTCTATGTCGTTAAGGCTTTGTTGACTATCAAAAAAAGATTTAGAGTTTCCTAACACTTGCATTACAATTAATGTTTTTAACTGATTTGCTGAGTCATATCTACCCTTATCACCCATCTTCTTTAATATTTTTTTAGCAGCAACTTCTTTTTTAGCTTCTTCTTTTTTTACCTCGTCTTGATCCTTATCCTTTGGTTCTTCCATATCTTCTTCGCTATCTTCATTTTCTTTAGCCTTTGATACGCTCTCTTGCGGCCCAGGCTCTTCTTCCGCATCAGCTTCAGGCTCTTTAGTATCTTCTTTAGTAGGTTCATCTTGTACCTCCTCTTGTTCTGGTTCAGAAACTTCTGGTTCTGGTTCAGGTTCTGGTTCATTTACTTCTGGTTCAGGTTGCGTTTCTACTTCTGGTTTCACTACCTCTGGTTCTGGCATTTCTATCTCCATCTCCATCTCCATTTCAATTTCTGTTTCTACACTTGCCATTTCTATTTCAGGCATTTCTATTTCCATTTCTGGTATTTCTATTTCCATAACAGGCATTTCCATCTCCATTTCAATTTCTACCATTTCATAGGAAACTTGATCGTCTGGTTCTTGTATAGGCTCTATTTCTATCTCTCCACCTGGTTGTTCAACAAAATCATTATGATCAATAATATTATCTACAATGTCTATAATTTCTGTTTCTGTACTACCTCCGTAAGCAACCCACATTTCTACACTTGTTATTGAATTTTGTACTATCGTATTGATAGTGTTATAGAGCACATTAATTGTGACGTCATCGAACAAGGGTCCTATAGCAAGATTTATATCTCTACCTCCAATTTCTATTGTTAAAGATGTTATAGTGCCTGCAAAATCAAACCCATTTTCATATTCTTGATAGCCACTAGCTACACCTGATTCTGACAATATGTCTGTACCACTAAATACATTTGTGTTTCCGTTTTTACCTGTAATGTGCATATAGATACGATCTTGCGCATCTTGCTTATCAACTTTAATTGTGTAATTAGTTCTACCTCCGTGTTCTATATCAAGAGAAGATATATCGACTGTATTAATAAACGTGGTTCCCATTCCCTCCACGCCCATTGTACTTGTACTATTGCCCGATCCTGTAATTTGTGCACACTTATCTGTACCTAATTTAAAACAACCAGTTCCTGAAGGCATACTTGCAGGCCCTTGACCTCCAAAATCTTGGTCCATATCGCCCTCATATCTAGGCTGTACGAAACCATTATCACCATCTAATAAATCACCTGAATCTTCATTAGTAACCGTAGTCGTGGTTATTGTCGTATCAGTTGTCGTTGTTACAGTATACCCATCTGCTTCATATTCTATTGTTTCTGTAACTACTTCATCTATTATTTCTTCAATAGTAGGAGTACATAGTCCAACTGTATCTGTTGAACAATCTACAGCTTTACTAGAAAAGGATAGGGAAACCGATATACAGAGCCATAGCGTAAAATAAAAACTTTTGGAATTCGCCATCACTTACATCCTCATTTACATTAATTTTTAAAACATCTTCATCATTAAACACTACACTGCCTTCTGGTATCATATTTGGATTTGATTTCCATTTCTCTAAAGCTTCACTTCCAATAGCACCCATATATGGAGGCGGAGTGCCTGCCATTACTAAACTGTCAAAAACGCGTGGGTCTGTCGCTAATAATGAAATTGAGGCAACTTTAAGGCCACTAGCATACAACTGGCGGGAAAGCTTCAAAAGCTGACACAGCTCATCGTCTACTACTATGCCCGTAGCTAAACCAAGTATATTAGTTTGAATTGCTCCTGACGTTGCTACCTTACAAATATCAGAATTGTTTACAACAACACTTGGAGCATTTGCAGTAGGTACCGATTTATCCGTCACTACCGTAGAACTGACCGTGTTCGTATCTGCAGCAAGCGCTGAGTTCATCATACTATTTAAAAAGAATATTAGTATGGTTGCTATAATTACACCTATTGTTATTGGTTTTAACATTTCCAACGTTTCCTTGCTTGTCGTAATCTTGAGTTAGGATTCTTTGCTGCTCCAGGAAATTTTTTCATTTGTCCTGCACTTCTTGCACAATATGATTTTCTTCTTTTTGCAGATTTAGATCCTTTTTTAACTTTGCCTGTTACAGCAGTTTTTAATTTAGAACCAGGGTTCATCGCTCTATATTTTTTGACCCCAGCTTTAGTCATTCCCGCCCCAGATTTAGTGGGGCGGAAGTTTTTTTTATTTTTCTTTGGTTGGTTGTCAGCCATACTAGCCTATTACAAAAAATACAGATGCAATATTCGTCAGTGTAGCGTTTGGTTTTACTTTAAAGTTTAAACCCTCAGAACCAAAATCTATATTTTGAGTCAGTGTTGCTCCTGCTGGTGTATTAATGGTTGCTAAAGTTGCGCCGCCACTTGAGTCTTTTAAAACAACAGACCCTGCAGTAGCTTCACCTATAATATACATAGATAATACCCTAGCTGGAACTGATGTAACATCACCTGTAGCAGTAATAGTTGAAGTAGATACTCCTTCAGTTGTGTATATCATACCCATGCTAACCTCTAACTTAAGTTAATATTTTGTTGATATAGAATAGTAACTCTACATTCACCAGCATTTGTTCCTGCCGAGTTAGTAAAGTTAAGTCTTTGATCCGAAGTTCCAATGTCTTCCCAAGCAAGTGCTCCACCTGCTTTTGTTGTTGGATATTGTCTGCCCGCAGTTGTTCCAATCGTATAAGCATTTACAAGTGCAGTAGCTGAGCCACCAACAAAACCAACACTAATGTTAGTAGTAGTGTTTGCTGCTGTAATAATGTCAAAAACACAATCAATAATTTGTGAATTTGCTGGTATTATTACATTAGATGCGACTGCCGCAAGTGCACCGCCAGATAAATCAATAGCATGTGTTTGTGCCATTACAACCTGACCAGTATTTTTCATATCAGTACCAACCGTAGTACCTGTAGTTTCTTTAATTGTTCCAGCCTTTATAGGACCAGAAAATGTAGTTGTACCCATGTCAACCTCCTTTTAGTTGTCTGTTAAGTCTTGAGTAATTTGTATTTTAAAACAAAAAAGGCGCTCTTACAAGCGCCTTCTTTGATCTGGGAGGATCCAGTATTTTTTACGAACCTTGTGACGCGTAAACAGCTCTAGGATCTGAGTAACCAAAGCTGTATCTCTCTCTTGCTTTGTATCTCATGTTTCCTGTATCAAAATCGCCTTCCATGCCAGTAGCAAGGGCAGCTCTTGTGAAGTGTTTAAATCCATTAGGACAATCTGTTTTAATGAAATATGCATCCGTATCCGTTAGATAATGGTTAACTGTGTAACCACCTGGTAGCATTCCCATATTTTTCAGAGCGTTAATGTCATTGTCAGCAGTACCAACTCTGAGTGTGGATTCTAAGATCCTATCAGCTACAAATTGAATGTTAACAGGAATAATTAATTTCTGTCCTTTCATTGCAATTTTTAACCCTCTTTCGTCGATAAAACCAGCAATGTCAATCATCGCTTGTTCTAATGAAACATCAGTAAGGTCAGCGTCAGTAGCACTTCTGTTTGAGAAGGTACCACCAAGTGCTGTTGGGTGAGCAGTGTTAGCTAAAGTAACTCCGTCTCCACCAGTGACTGAAAACGCATTATTTAATACGTTAGCGCCTCTTACTTGTTTCGTGTAAGCCATAGATCTTGCTAGGGCTT